GCACGGGTGCCTCGTAGGTCTGGAACCCGGGCGCCTCGGCGACGGGCAGCCACGGCCGCTCGTCACCGTTCGGCCGGCGGTACAGGCGCACCGGCGGGTCGTCTTCGGCCGCGTCGAGCAGATGCCGCGGCACCAGCGGCGGCGTAGCGTCCGGGTCGGGAACCGGGCGCGCCCCGCGGGCGGGCGCGGCCGGCTCGACCGGGTCGACGTTGACGTCGTCGTCGGTCGTGACGAAGCGCGCTCCCAGCCAGGTCCCGGCCGGCAGGCAGGCGTCGACGAACAGCCGTCCCCACCGCGTCCGGTAGGCGGTGCTGTCCAGCCGGTAGGTCACGACAGAGCCGCCGGGGACGTGCTGGGCGGCCGATCCGGATGTCCAGCCATAGCCGTCTTTGGTGGTGAAGGCGATCCTGCCGTCCGGCGCGATGCACACCGCGCCGCCGTCATAGTTCAGCGCCTCGGCCGGTTCGAGCTCGGTGAGCGCGCCGCCGTCCATCTGGAAGCGGCGCAGCGCCTGGCCGGGGGCACAGCCGATGACGAGCAGGCCGCCGGAGCCGACGTCGAGATCGGTCGCGGACGACAGATCCAGCAGCACCGAACCGTCCGGCCTCGCGATCGCGCAGCGGCCGTCCTCGGCCACCCACAGGACCAGCGGCCCGGCGGCGATCCGGCGGGCGGCCAGGCCGCCGGGATAGCACGGCCGCACCAATGGCGGTCCCGGTACCGGCCCGCGCCGCCCGTCGATGATCACCAGGGCGGGTGCCGAGGTGAGTACCACCGCCCGGCCGCAGTCGGGGGCGACGTCCAGCGGGCGGCCGCAGCCGACCGGGACCTTGCGCAGCAGGCGCTGCGCCCACAGGTCGATGACGTGGACCAGGCCAGCCCCGGCCTCGGCGACGTAGAGGCGCTGGCACCGGTCGACCGCCAGGCCGGCCGGGGAACGCAGCGCGCCGGGACGGCTGGCGCCCGGCTGCCCGTCGGCCACGTCGACCCGGCCCGCCCCCGGGCGGCTGCGGTACGCGCGGCACCAGCGGTCGAAGGCGAGCCCGGAGGGACGCGGCCGGGCCCGGCCGGCCGCCCGGGCCGGCGGGTCGGCCCAGGTGAGCTCCACGCCGCCATCGGCCAGCAGCGCCGTCTCATCGTGGACGCAGCGCGCCCACTGGTCGGGCTGTATCAGCAGGCTGTAGCCGCGCGCGGTGGCCATCAGCACACATCCGGCGGTAGCGGCACGAAAGTGCCGGGCGGCTCGGGCGGCTGGTAAGCCTCGCCCGCCGGCAGCGGGTCGCCGGAGACGACGGCGAGAGCGACCAGTTCCGGGACTTCCCACTTGTCCAGGGCAAGCTCGGTTACCACCCGGTAACTGGTCCCGACCGGCTCGGCCAGGATGAGGTCGTTGACGGAGTCGACGCCCTCGACCTGCACGATGACCGCTTCCAGTTCGGCCCGGCGCACGGTGCGCCCGAGCGGCCAGCCGGCGCCGTCCGGGCCGGCCGGCGGCAGCGGCGCGAGGTACTGGCGCAGGATCTGCTCGACCCAGCGGCGCACGGCGTCCACCTGGTAGCCGGTGTGCACCGCCAGCCCGACCGACACGACGACCTTGTGGTACGTCGGCGGGATGACGTAAAGCTCCGTCGTCACCAGTCGGCACAGGTCCAGATACCGGATGACCCGGCGCAGCAGGCCAAGGTCGGGCATCGGGGCATCCGGCGAGGCGAGATCCTCGGCTGGGAAGACCACGACGCTGACCACCCCCGCGGCGTCCGCGGATGGGGTGTCGGGATGGAACAGCGGCAGCGTATCGGCCCGCTTCACGCCGGTGACCTGCAGGGCGAGGTCGCGGAAATCGTCGGCGATGACGGCTCGGTCCCGGCGGTGCACGTCGGCCGGAATGGCGTCCAGGGCCTCGTTCATGGTCGCGGCGTCCGCGCCGCCGGCGGCTGGCAGCGGGTTCGCGATCTTCACACCGCCGACGCCGCTGATCGCGTTGACGGCACCCGCCCCGACGTTGCCGGCCAGCCCGCCGCCGTAGCGGTAGCTGAGCACGCGGATGCGCTCGCCCAGCTGCGGCAGGCGCATGCCGCCGAACTCCACCGACCCGGCCGAGTAGTCCACGGTGTAGTGGCGGTCGTCGGGTGTGCTGGCGACGAAGGTCTCCACCTCCTGCCAGTCGCGCCAGCCGCCGGGCTCTTCGACCTGCAATGACACCGTCCCCGGCAGCACCGGATGCTGGGCGAGCGCGTAGCGCTGGTCGGCGTCGCCGGTGCCGGTGCCGAGCAGCTCCGGCTTGGCGGTCAGGGCCTGCTCGGCGCGGGTGGCGTTCAGCCCGACCCAGCGGATGCGGTGGATCGCGTCGTTGATGTGCTCGGTCTTGGGCCGGCTCACCTGGATCCACGCGATGACGTTCGCGGCCTGCTTCTCATCGGTCAGCGGCGGTGGGCTGACCTGGTCATCCTGGTCGGCGGGCGTGCGCGCGGTCGGGTCGAACGCGGGCAGCTGCGCAGGCAGCAGCACCTCGACCACGCCGGTGGTGGTCATTCCGCGGGTGGTGTCATCACCGATGCTGAGCAGCGAGAAGCCCTTTCCGATGCCGTTCCACAGCTGCCAGATCATCGGCGGCGGGTCGGTGTTCAGGCCGACGGAGGCGAACTGGTCGGCCGTCCCGGGGCCGGGCGGTGTCTGCAGCGCGGGCGGGGTATCCACTTTCTCGTCGAACGCCACCCCAACAAACAGGCTGCGCTGGGCGAGCTGGCCGACGTCGGTGGTCTTCTTGCGCAGCACCGCGATCCACAGCGAGTGATCCAGCGTCGAGCTGACGTCGAGCACCACGGCGTCCGGCGCGGCCGGGTCCGCGGGCAGCTGCGTCGTGACGTAGAAATCGGCATCCGCCGATGGCGGCAGGCCGATCCTCGCCTTCGCGTCATTTCTGCGGTCTTCCTCGGCCCGGCTGCCGTCGCTGGCCGGCGCGGGCATCTTGCCGACGGCCGCGCTGTCCAGCGGCCAGACGTAGGTCTCGGCGACGGTCTCGAACCCGACCGATCCGGCGCTCACCTTGACGCCCTTGGCTATCTGCACGCCGGCGGCAAGCTCGGTCGTCGCGGCGAGCAGCGCCGTCGCCGACAAGGGTGGGCGCGGCTGCACCCCCAGCAGCCGCAGGAATTCGATCTTGGTGGTGTCGGGGATCTGGTTGAACCGGTAGAGCACCGACTCGCCCAGGTAGGCGAACAGCTCCAGCAGCGCGATGCCCGGGTCGGTCTCGTTGTGGTCGGTCCATTCGCTGGTGTAGACGGGGATCCGGCGCAGCAGCTCTTCCCTCAGCTGCTCGTAGCTGCGGTCGTCAAGGATGGGGCTGATCAGGGCCATACGATCGCTACTTCAGGTAGAAGGGGTAGACGAGGTTGTCCGGCCGCTGGTCGGACCGGCGGACGTAGGAGATCTCAATCCACACAAGCGAAGGGTCTTTGTCGGGTGTCACCGCGACGTTGGTCAGCTGAATGCGCGGCTCCCAGCGGTTCAGTGCGTCCTCGATGTCCCTCTCCATGGCGGAGCGGGTGGTGAGCGTGTTCGGCTCCATCAGGTAGCGCCGCAGCCCGCAGCCGAACGCCGGCAGCATGATCCGCTCGCCCGGTTCGGTGTCGAGAATCTGCCCGATCGACTGCCGCACCAGGGCCATGCCCTCGGCAGCGGGTATCCGGCCGGTAGACGGGTCGGGGCGGATCGGGAAACCCAGGCCCTTCCCCAGCCACTGGTCGGCGATCGAGCTGGTCATGTCCTGATGATCGGCCCTGGCCCGTCACCGAGCCGTGGCTGGGCCGTGTCGCTGTCCCGGCGCGGTGCCGCTAGGGGCAGAGCGGGTCGGGGGGCTTGGAGTCCGGGTCGGGTGGCCCCGGCAGCGCGGCCGCGGTCGGGTCCGTGCCTACGACCAGGGCATTCACGAAGTTGGGATCGTCCTGGAAGAACGGGCCGAGCTGCTGCGCCCAGCCCGGTTTGCGCTGGGCGGCCGGCAGTGACGGGCTGTCCAGCCCGAACTGCCGGTCGAATTCGGCATCACTGGTCTTGTCATTGGCGGGATTGGTCTCGAGATCAGACAGCGTGTGCCCCGCGGCGAAGAAATCGGACAGCGCCGTGAAGGAACTGCTCGGCGGGAAGCAGAACCGCAGCGCCAGCATCCACCACAGCTGGAAGGCAAAGATCACGATGGGCAGGAACAGCTGGAACAGGAAGAACGCCACGATGAAGAGCAGCTCGAGCGCGAAGGTGCAGGTGCCGCCACCGGCCCCGACCGCGCCCTCGCCCGGGTCAGGGATGCCATTGAACGGGTTGATCACCAGCTGCGACTGCGGCGGTGTGGCGACCCGCACGCCGCCGGGGCCCTGCTTCTGGCCGGCCCGGGCGGCCAGCTGGCGCAGGTCGGGCTGGGTGATCGTGGTGGTCCGCTTGGCGGTGCCCTGCGGGTCCATCGGCGAGGCCAGCCGGAACGATTGGGACGCCATGCCCCAGAAGATCTTGGGCGGGCAGTGCTCGTGTCCCGGCGCCGGCTTCTGCCGGACGAAGCAGCGCACCTGGTAGATCGCGCGGTCGTCCAGCTTGGCATGCACCTGGTCGCCGCGCACGAAATGCTCGCCCGAGTGGGTCGGGATGATGCCGAACCAGGTGGACCGGGTGGCGGCGGCGTCGCAGTCCTCCTTCCGGCGGGGCAGGCGCCACATGGGGAATTCCTGCTCGTCGTCGTCGGGGGACGCCTCGTCGAGGCGCTTCCACCCGGCCGGTGCGCTCGTGAACCATCCCTCATGGGCCGAATCAACGACCATCTGGTCGATCAGGTCGCGGTTGTTCTCCTCAAATGCCACCCGGTCGGCCCACCACAGGTCCCGGGCGTCCTCGGGCAGTGCGGCACCGGTGAAACCCACCTCCTGCTGCGCGGCCAGATGGACGAGCAGGTTGCGCGTCAGCCGTCGGGTCGGGCGGGGGGCGCCAGTAACCGATGTGCGCCAGCGGCGCATGACGAACCGGACCTCGATGTCGCGGTGCGGGCCAGCCCGCGGCAAGCCGGCCTCGTCGCAGAAGACCTCCACCACGACCGCGTAGAAGCGGCTGTGACTGGGCTGGTAGAGCTTGCGCAGCGGGCTGGTGATCAGCGCCCAGGTGGCCAGCCGCGCTCGGCCGTGCGCAGTCGTGGGAGGCGTGACGGGCACCGGGTAGGACCACCAGTCGTCAGCGCCGGTAGCGAGCGAGTCGCGCGGATCAGCCAGCAGCCGGGTGACGAAGTCGGTGCCGTCGTACATCTGGATGCTCGGCCGCAGCGCCCGCGGGTCGCGCAGCCCGAAGTGGCCGCGCTCGCGCACGTACCACGGCGCCCGCAGGGCAAACCCGGTCACCAGAAATTCCCGACGCCGGGCGTGTAGGCGGGCGAGATCACGAACGAGTTCGCAATCATCGTCTCGCACTGCACGACGCCGCTGAACGTGGAGATCGGCGCGGTCACCTCGACCATCGGCGCGGTCACCTCGACCGAGACGTTCGCTTGGATCTCGATTTGGCCAGCGGCGTTCAGCCGGATGACGCACCCGTTGGAATGCTGGACGGTGATCTCCGACGCGCCATCGTCGAGCACCGCCTGGTGGCCGTTGCCGGTGCTGATCGTCACCTTCGCCGCGCCGGCCGTGTCGTCGAACTCCAGCCGGCTGTTGGCCCGGGTTCGCCATACGCGGATGTTGTTGGCCTGTTCCGGGTCGTGCGGCAGGCTCGCCTGGCCGTTCCAGGCACAGCCGATGATGTAGGGACGGTAGAAATTCCCGGCCTCGAACGCGATCAGGACCTGGCTGCCCACCTCCGGCAGGACGCACAGGCCCTGCTCATCATCCGCGTACGGGGTGCACAGGGTGGCCCACGCGCGCACGTCGTCGTTGCCGGACGTGCCGAGGAATGGGAAGCTCACCTCGATCCGGCCCAGCTGGTCCGGGTCGACGAGGTCGGTGACCCACCCCGGGTAGACGCCGTGGAAGCCCGGCGCACAGCCGTCGTTGGGTTCGGGAAGGGCCATCACGCCACCTCGTTGACGGTGGCGCGCTCGGCCTCGAAACGCGTGCGCAACCCGCGGACAAGGTCGACGGTGTGGCAGACCCGGGTGACGTAGTACCCGTCACCCTCGAACGGCGCGCCGACGTCCTGCAGGGTGAGGCGGCTCCCCACGACCATGTCCGGCGAGCCGCGGGTCGTCCCGGTGACGCAGACGAAGCGGCGGCTGCGGCGCAGCATCTCGGCGTCAGCCCAGGAGCTGGCTTCCGCATCATTCAGGGGGGTCTCGCGCACCCGCAGCGTGGTGCTGCCGCCCAGCGCGCGGTCGACGAGGCGCGGGCCGGTGCGGCCGCCGGTGATTTCGGCGTCGATGACGTCCGGCCCGGCCTGGGCGTCGATGACGTCCTTGGCGGAGGCATCGTAGCCGGTCACGCGGACTTCGCTGCGCTGATGCGCGAGGTCGGCGCACAGTCGGACCGACAGCAGATGGTTCCCCTGGACAAGGGTCAGCTCCGTGCCCGAGCGGCGCGGGCGCGAACTCATGTGCAGGGTGCGCCCGTCGCACCACAGCTCTGCCTGCACGAGCCGGGCCCGTTCCCGCAAGAACGCCAGATCGCTCTGGTTGAGCTGCTGAACCACGTCGTAACGCGGGCCATCCACGTCGGTCTCGCTCTGCAGCCCATGCTCGCTGGCGATCGCGTCGGCGATGTCGGCGTCGGTGACATCGGTGTAGCTGCGCATCCGCCGCGTCATCCGCAGCCTCATGAGCGCGTCCTCGGCGAAGATCCGCACCAGGGGCGACTCGCCGTCCTCGAACTGCGCTTCGATCGCCGAGATCGTGCCGTCGAACGCGGTGCGCTGCCCCTCGTCTGGTCCGATGCAGGCCGTGAGCTGCTTACCGAAGTCGATGACCCCGCCGTCAAGGTAGATCATGCGGTCGGGTGGCCCAGCCGCACCGGCGCCGGTGCCGAACAGGTCCAGCCGCAGAGTGCGCAGCCCTTCCACTCCCTCGTCGATCTCCAGGCGGACGCAGTCCCGGGCCATGGAGGGCACCAGCGAGCCACTCACCGAGAACACCGGGCCGGCCGGAGCGAAGGGCGGATCAGTCATCGAAGCCCTCCGCCGCGACGCGCCGGTCCATCCACTCGGTGTGCCCGCGGGATTCTCGCCAGCGCTGGTCGATCGTCACGCCGGACGAGTCGGCCGCCTGGTTCTTGGAGGCGCTCGGTGCCACGCCGGCGGGCGCCGCACCGTCGGCCCGCCGGACGTCGGTGTGAATCTCGTCGACATGAACGGCCATGACGGGTCCCCTCGCTGGCTAGTGCTGGCAGCCCGTGGAACAGGGCGACCACCGCAGTGTGCTCGGCCGTGCGTCACGGTCGCGTTGCGCCGCCTCGGCGGGGGCGTTGGGCACGGCTGGCGCGGGGCTTGTCAGCGGAACAATCCGCGGGCGCAGCGGGACGCCGTAGCCGTAGTTGGCCGCCCGCCGGTCCACATCGGGCGGTGCGTTTCCCGGGCCGCCCGCGCTGCCGCCGCCATCCGCCGCCGGGCCGTCCGCCGCGCTGCCCGGAACGTCGAAGGAGCCGCGCGCGTTCGCGACCGCCTGGTCGGCCGCGCGCGACAGCGTACGCCCGGCCGCGGCGTCCACCCCGCCGCCGGCCGACAGGGCGAAGCCGACGCTGGCCTCGGCCGCGAAGCCGACCATCCCGTCGGCACTGGCCCCGGTGCTGGCATCGGCAGAGGTCACGTCGCCGGCGCCGGTCCCGGCGCCGAACCCGGCCGTCACGCCGATACCGGCATCGACCGTGACGGAGGCACTCAGCTGCACCTGCGTTCCGGCCGCCAGGTCCAGCGGGCTGGTCAGCCCGGCCATCGCCGAGCGCCACGTGGCCGGGTCGGCGTCCAGGCGGCTCAGCAGCTGCTGCACGCTCTCGCCGTCCTGCGCCGCGACCGTCTGGTCGGGGTTCTTGGCCGGGGACGCATTCGGCCCGGTGTCTTCCGGCCCGCCACCCGGCCCGGTGGCGTCCTTGTTGGTGCGGGCACCCGGACCGGCCCTGTTCCCTTCGAGGGCTAGATCCTGCCCGGTGATCGTCAGGCTTATCTTGGCCCGCAGGGGTAGTCCGTCGGCACTGAAGTAGTCGATTTCCTCGCCCAGGTGCTCGACGATCCCGTCGAAACCGAACGTCCCCCACTCGAACCGGATCCGCGGCGGCGCCTTCTTAGGATCGTCCGCCGGCGGTTCAGCGAACTGGCGGACAGCCCGCGTCTTTTTGCGTACGTCGAGCGGCTTGCCATCTGGCCCGCCCTCGGCTGTGTCGAACTCCAGCTCAACGCTCAGCGTTATGTGGCCTTCGTTGGGGCGGTTGCGCCGCTGCGCTGCCGTCTGCGCCCCGCCACTGGTGTCGTTTCTGCGCTCCAGCTTCAGGCTGGTCGGGTTGAACTGGACCGTGACCGGGGTCTCTAGAATCTTTACCTTTGGTGGCTTCTCCGCGCTGCCGGCGGCAATTTCCTTGATCTTGTAGAGACGAGCCTTCGCCGGGAGTTGCTGCTGGTCCTCCGTCATGGGTTCGCCCCCTGTGTTTGCGATGGCTTCTCCAGCCGCAGGCCTTCATGGACGATGTGCAGTTCCTCGATGGCGATCTCCCCCGTCTTCGCGTTCAGCGACGGGCCGGTCACCTTGTTGGGCAGGCCCCGCGTGAACGTCCAGCGCGCCACCCCACGCTCGCTGCCTTGTTTGGCCTCCAGCACTTGCACCATCCCGTCGTAGCGCGGGATGGGCAATTGGCCACTCACCATGCCAGTGAGCCAGTCCCAGAGCTCCGTGCTGGCATGGTCACCGGAGCTGTTGGCTCCGCCGCCGGAGCTGTTGGCTCCGCCACGGGAGCTGACGACGAACATGCCGCGCTTGAGCACGATCGGCACCAGCTTGACCCGGCCGACCCGCCGCACCACGCCGTCGTTGCGCCCTCCCTCCAGGTATTCGCGCACATCGGCTTCCAGTTCCAGGCCGCTGCATTCGGCGAAGTGGCCGTTGCCGAGCGGGTCGATGTCTGGTGACCCCGGTGACGGGCTTGGGGTCAGCATCACCGCGAACCGGAACGTCTGAACCAGTTCCACTGGCACCTTCGGCGTTGTCATGAGCTCACCTGCACACCGCCGTCGGTGTCCTGGCTGATCCGCAGGATGAGGTATTCCAGCGGCGACACCGGCGCGACGCCCACCTCGGCGATCAGCCGGCCCAGCGCCTGCGACTCCGGCGGGTTGAGCGCGTCGTCGCAGCGCACGAAGAACGACTGCTCCTCGGTGTCACCGGCGAACGCGCCCCGGCGGAACAGGTCGCCGAGGAACTGGCTCAGTGAGTGGGTGAGCACGGCGCGCAGGGCGACGGTGTTCGGCTCGAACACCAGCCACTGTGACTGTCGCTCCAGCGTCAGGGCGATCATCGTCATCAGCCGGCGCACGCTGAGCTGGCGGTAGGACGGATCGGACGACAGCGTGCGCGCGGCGCTGAGCCGGAACCCGTCGCGCTCGCCGCGGAAGACGTTCACCCCGAGCAGGTGCAGCTGATCGTGAATCGCGGCGGTGACGATGTCGGCCGCCGTGACCGCGGAGACCGCCAGCTCGTTCGCCGGGCCCCAGGGCAAGCCGAGGCTGGTCTCGCGTTTGGCGACGATGCCGGCGGCGAACGCCGACGGTGGTACGAACACCGCCGGCCAGCCAGGGCTCTGGGCCGGCACGCCCAGCCACGGGTGGTACGCGGCGAGATAGCTGGAGTCGAAGCGCGCCCGCCAGCGTGCGATCTCACCCACGGGCAACCCGGAGGGCACGTCGAGCAGCGTGACGAACCGGTGCTGGAACGCGGCGACATCGGCGAGCCGCAGCTGCCGCCGGATGATCTCGGCCAGCTCGTCCGGCACGCGGGCGTCCAGCTGCGGCGGTGGGGGCGGTGGCCGAACGTAGCTGGTCGGCGACGGATCGGCCACGCAGGGCCGGAAGCAGCCGGAGGCAGGAGGGCGGTCAGGCGGGTCGGTTACCGCCACCGGATCGGTCCATGACCAGGTGAGGTCGGGCACGCAGAGCAGGCCGAGCTCATCCACCCGGCCGATGAGATCCCCGCCACGATGGTCGGCCCGCTCGTTGAGCGGGTCGGCGTCGGCGTCGTCGTCGTCGAAGAAGCTGCGCGCACCGATGCCGGCGAAGCGGTCGCGCCCTGTGTCATGGACATAGTGGACGCTGATGCTCAGGAGCAGCCCGTCTGCGGGCGGCAGCGGGCCGGTCCAGCCGTCACCCACGCGGACGAGCAGTGACTCGTCGTCGAGTACTTTCACCGGGCAGCGGTCGCCGAGCGCTGTTGCCGTGGAGCGGTCATCGAGGATCCGGGCCGGGTAGCGCGGGTGTGACGGGTGCAGGCCGAGGCCGGTGATGCTCTCCGCGCGGGGGAACGTCGGATCCCGGTCGGTCACCACCAGCGTCCCGGTGACGACGCCGATCTCATCGGCGGCCGGGTCATCCGGCAGCGGTGGTTCCAGCACCGCGGCCAGCACCTGGCCGCCGCCGGCAATGGCCCGCAGTGATACCTCGGTGACCCAGTGCAGCGTCCCGGCCGGAGCCCGCTCCGATCCGCGTACCCGCAGCAGCGAGCCGACCGGCAGGGCGAGCCCGTCAGGCAGGGCCAGCTCGCCGGGTGCCACCACCGCCGGTACCGCGGCGGCGCGCCGGAACGACTGCATGACGTCGAACTCGAACGCGACGTCGAGCAGGCGCCCCCAGCTGCCCTCGCTGGCCGCGTTCAGAGTCGCGGACGTGCCGCCGACCCTGAACTGCGCGGTAGCCGACGGGTCCGGTGCGACCGGGCCGACCCGCGACACCCATGCCTTCACCCCGCCCTGGGCGAAGAACGCCTGCACGGCGTAGGGGAGCAGGCCAGGTCCCGGCCGGCCCTGCGGGTCGGTGGGGGTGATGTCGGTCGGGTTGATGATCCCGCCGAAGCGGGCGACGAAATCGGTCCAGCTCGCCACGGCGACCGGGAAGTCCACCGGCCCGCGCAGGCTCACGCCGACGAAACCGGTGACGTCGAGCCGGACGGGTCGCAGCCCGTCCTCGGCGTCACGCACCGGGGCGATGTAGATCCCGGGCGCGCCCAGCCGCAGTCCAGCCGTCACGATCGGCTCCGTCCGCTATCCGCCAAAGCTGCCGGTCAATCAGTCCGACTGGAAGTCGATCTGCTCGGCGACGAGGTGCAGTTCCTCCATCGCCACCTCGCCGCCGCCCTTGGCCGCCAGCGTGGGGCCGACCCACTTCTTGGGCTGGGCCTTCTGGAGGATCCACCGGCAGACGGTCGCACGGCGCTCGTCGAGCAGGGTGATCGTCACCGTCTGCGGGTCGAAGTTGCCCTCGCGGGTGGACTGCAGCCATTTGAACAGGCGCAGATCGCCGATCACGCCACGCTTGAGCGTGACATCGTCGGTGCTGTTGATGTTGGGAACCTTCCGGACGTGGTTCGGCTTGTCGGCGCCGGTGCGGTACTCGGAGAATTTCACCTCGTTGCCGAGACCGCTGACGTCGGAGAACCCTCCGGCGATCTGATCCTCGCCGCCGTTGTTGCCCAGGCGGACCGTGAAATTGAATGCCCCATACGGGTCGTTACGCTGTGCCATCGTCTACCTCCGGACCGGTCGAAGCTGCCGTTAGCTCTGCTGTGCGTCGGCCGTCCACTGGCCGATGCGGAAGATGACGAACTCGGCCGGGTACGTCGGCGCCACGCCGATCAGGCAGATCAGCCGGCCGTTGTCCAGGTCGTTCTGGGTCATGGTGGTGCGGTCACAGCGGACGAAGAACGCCTCCTCGGGCTTGGTGCCCATCAGCGCGCCGGTGAGCCAGGTTGTCAGCAGGAAATCACTGACGGTCTGGCGGATATTGGCCCACAATGCCTCGTTGTTCGGCTCGAACACCGCCCACTGTGTGCTCTTGTCGATCGAGTGCTCGAGGTAGATGAACAGCCGCCGGACGTTGACGTACTTCCACTCCGGGTCGGAGCTCATCGTGCGCGCCCCCCATACCCGGTTGCTGCGGCCGGGGAAGAACCGGAGGGCGTTGATGCCCTCCGGGTTCAGCACCGCCTGGCGGGCGTAGGTCACGTTCTGCATGAACTTCGTGATCCCCAGCACCACCTCGTTGGCCGGTGCCTTGTGCACTCCGCGGTTGATGTCGCTGCGCGCGTAGATCCCGGCGGCGAAGCCGGACGGCGGCAGCTGCAAGGTGGCCGGCGCGGCCGCCGGGTCGTTCTTCGCCGTCGGGTCGAGGATCTCTACCCAGGGGTAGTACAGCGCCGCGTATTTCGTGTCGAACTGCGAGCGGAACTCCCGGACGGTCGAGATGGACCTGTCCATGGGCGGGTCGACGATGCCGATCCGGTACCTCAGCTGCTCGCAATGCTCGATCAGGTTGTCGACCGCCGTCTTCTGCGAGCCTTCATCGAACCGCACCGAGTCCGGCGTGGCGACGATGGCGATGTCGTCGATCTCGCCGAGGGCCGCCAGCCCGGTCGCCGCCTTATTGGGGTCGTCCGGGTCAGAATCCTCGCCGTGAAGCGCATCGGGATCCAGGGCCTGCCCGTCGGACCCGCCGGTCAGGAAGGTCTGGGTTTTCAGGGCGAGCAATGCGCTTAGCACGGCGAGCGGGGCCGGGGTGGGCGGTGGCGGCTGGCCGGCCACGGCCGGCTGTGCCGGATCGAGCCAGATCAGGCTGAGCTCATCCGTGGGCTGCTCGGCCTGCAGGACGCGGTAGACCGAGCGCGGGTGCGCGGGGTCGAGCTCAAGGCCGGCATAGGTGTCGAGCCTGGTATCGCCCATCTGCACGGTGACCGACAGGGTGATGTGGCAGACGGCCAGCTTGCTGTCGTCGGTCACCGGGTCGATCCCGCCGCCGTCCTTGCGGTAGCCGAGCACCCCGCCGGCGCCGGCATCGACGATGCGGATGTTCGCTGGCGCGACGTTGTCCTTGGGTATCTGGGTGCGGTCGGCCACGATCTCGACCGCGGCGCCCGGCGACACGCCTTTCAGGGCCGGGGTTCCGGCCGGGCTGGCCGCGCCGACCATGATGTTCTTGCTGCGCTGGAAGGCGACGCTGACGCTGATCGTCTGCCCGGCCTCGCCGGGCCACCTCGCCCGCCAGGTCGCCACGTTCCCGGCCAGGGCCAGCTTGGCGAAGTTGGCGTCGATGTCGATTGACTCGTCCGGTGCGCGCATGAACGGGAACACCCGTGAGACGTAGAGGCGCTGCCCGCCGTTGTCGAAAAACGCGCGGGCCGCGTAGGCAAGATAGTTACGGGTGTCATCACCGGAGCCGACGTCGTCCAGGCTGCCGTAGGCGCGCTCGAACTCGGTAAAGCTCGTCACCAGCACCGGCTTGTTGACCATCGTCACCTTCGGCGTGACGAGCTGGTACGGCACCGGCCCGTATCGGGTCAGGCCAGCCATGCCGAAGGTGCTGGTGGGAACGCCTTCAATGGAGCGCGACCGAAAGCTCGTCTCCTCCAGATAGACGCCCGGGGTCAGGTACTCAGGCATGCGGGACCTCCTCGGTTTCGATCACGCCGTGAATGGGATGTCGGTGGTAAGGGCCAGCTCGTGTCCGACCGGAACCGTTAGTTGCGGAACAGCTGCGGTGTTGGCGACATAGCCGGCTGGCTGCGCCCGGCCGCGCAGGGCGCCGTTGTCCAGGTCATTGGGGGTTGGCGGATTGGCCGAGCGAGGCAGCGCCTCGACCACGAGATCGGCATAGGCGTCGTCGGAGACCGGCGGAACCTGCTGGGGATCTGGCGCGATCACCCTGAGATCGATGGCGAGTTCGCTCGGCGCCGGGGGCGGCAGCGTCCCGGTGTCGGCGATGACAAGCAGAAACTCGCCGCGCTCGTCCGCATGCGCCCAGCCGACGGCCTGGTTGCCGGGCCCGATCGCGGTGAGCCGGGCCCACCTGACGGCGGTGCCGCCACTGGCCACCCGGCCGCGGATCGCTGTCGTGCTCTGCGCGGCTTGATATGCCGAGCCGGGTGACAGCCACGGACGCAGCAGCCGGGAGCCGGCAGGCACCATTGGCGGCGCGGCCTCTGCGGCAACTATTTCCGCCAGCGTCCACAGCGGCAGCTCGAAACGCCGGGCAACATAACGCCGCGCCGGGTCAACGATCCGTATCCGCACCGGTTTGGTCGGCGTACGCCAGTCGAAGAGAATCATCGCCCGGCCTGGCCCGCGCGGGATCAGGTCAAGACACGGCCAGCTGCTCTCGTAGCCGACAGGAAGGAGCAGCGGCGAGACTTCCCGCCCGACGCGGACCTGGGTACTGAGCCGCCGCTGTGCCACGCTGTCGACGCATTCGACCACGAGCGCGAGGCGATGCAGCACATCGGCTGGCCCGACCGCCGTGTCGACAGTCATGCCTTCACCTCGGTGCGAGCGGCGACGGTAGTGACCCGCTCGCTGACCGGCTCCCGGCGGCCTTCGATGCAGATGACCCTGGCGATGTAGAGCAACGACAACCGGTAGTCGGTCGTAAGGGCCTGGAATGCCTCACTCATGGGCTCCAGCGCAACCTCGTCAGTGACGATCTGGACGGCGTCATCGGGCACCCAGTCACCGCTCGGATGCAACAGCGGCCCGGTGAGGATGCTTTCGCCTTCCAGGATCTGCGCGGCCAGCCCGAGCCATTCCAGTTCACTCTCCACGACGGTGTCCCAGGCGGAGAGCATCAGGTGCATCCGCAGCGGGATGCGCGGGATACCGTCCACGCTGGCCACCGCGGACCAGCCCGGCCGGGTCTCACGATCGACACAGATCTTGTAGCAATAAACGGAGATCGCCGGGTACTGGATCACTGCGGTCGCACTGCTGTTCACCTTGTCGAAGTCGACGGTGCCGGCCATCACGGCGGTCGGGCGCGGGCCAGCAGGCAGCGTCTCGTCGATCCGCCGGTTCAGCAGATCGACGATGCTGCGCCCGACAGCAGCGAGCGCCCGGTATCCAGCCACACCGCCGATCATCGAGGGCACGTCGTCACGCCACCGTTGCCGATACGTTCACCGTCTGGCTGAACGGCCGGCGTCGCGTGCCAGCGACGTTGCCGTGACAGCCGGCCGCCAATACTTCCTTCGCGACTGCCGAAGGGAGCTTCCATGTCCACATACGCATCTGCCGGATCCGACCGGCCAGAGCAGGAGTACCCGGAGCGGCCGGATGGCCCCGGAAAGACTTCCGGCTGCGAGGAGTGCGACCCGGACTTGATCGACGAGCTGAAATGCCACGCGCAAGGCATCGCCGCACAGGCGGCCTACAACGCGACCAGCCAGCCCGAACTGGAAACGGCGCGCACGCAGTACGACACCACGCGCAAGGCCTACCGCGAAGCGCGCAGCGGGGTGGCTCTCGAAGTGCAGGACCTGCGGCACCAGATCAAGCACCTGATCGAGCGCATCCGTTGCCTGATCAAGCAGCCGCGCGTGGTGGAGTGCCTAGACGAGGCGTACGAGAAGATCTGTCGTCAGCTCGACGAATGCGGCACGCCCGGTGGATGCTGTGCCGATCCAGACTGCGACTTCGACAAGGACTGCCCGGAGGACTACCGGGAGCTGGTGCGCCGGATAGCCGACTACGAGGCTCACCTGGAGAAGGACAAGGCCTGCTTCAATTCCCTCGTCGGAGAGCCGGACGCGCTGAAGGCCCGCGTCGCGACGTATAAGGCGGATGTCGATGCCGTCAGCGCCGCTTTGCAAGCCGATCCCGCGACGACCGATCTCAAACAGGTATATGCCAGCGCCCTGGTCGCCCAGCGGCACCTCAAGTTCGTCTGGTACGGCTTCCCGGAGACGAAAGATTTCATCGACTGTCTATGCCGAGCTCTGACGTGCTGGACCAAGGCTGCCGACGCCGTCTCCGTCCTGAAGGGCTGTCAAGCGATCAAGGACTGCCACCGCGACGCGCGGACCAAGCATTGCCAGGACCTCGCCGGCCACACCGTCGATGAGATCCTCGTCGAGTACGAGCACATCTGCGGGCACGACCGGTGCGAGGACGAGGACAACAACGAGGACCGCGACCGGGACCGCGACCGGGACCGGGACCGCGACCGGGACCGCGACCGGGACCGCGACCGCGACGAGGACCGCAACCGGGACCGCGACGAGGACGACCATCACCACGGCGAGCCGCGATGATGACCGCGTTACCAGACCTTACCGGCATGGACCCGCCGTGAAGGGCTTCGCCCGCAAACCCCGGCCAGCGGCCGAGCCGTCCGTGTCGCACCAGAGCGGCGCGGCGAACGTGCAGGAGCGGGCCGCGGACACCGCGGGGGCAGCTTTTGACCGGGACGCCCCGCTGGCCGCCGGTCACATCAGACCTGGCCCGCTCAGCTACGTGACCCGCCGCGCCGCCGAGCAGGCGCTGGGCGCAAGCCTCCCCGACGTCCGGGTGCACATCGGTGGGGACGCCGCGATGGCGGTGCGCGAGGCCGAGGCTGCGGCGTTCACCGCCGGGACCGATGTCTTCATGGGAGACCAGCGCGCACCGGGCCGGTCCGCGGATCGGCGGCTGCTAGCGCATGAGCTAGCGCACGTCGTACAGCAGCGCCGGGAGGGTGCCTCCGTCCAGCGTGCTCCGCAGACGCCACCGTCACCCAGCGGATATCCGACCATCTCGCAGGTGCTGACCGACGACGGGACGGCGTTCCGGCCTGAATATCCCGATCTGCAGCAGCGATATGAGCACTACCGGCTGGGCCGGACGAATCCGGCCCCGCCTGGGCGCTGGGTGAAGCTCGCCCGCGATTCCAACCGGACCGCGCTGCTGGCCGTGCTCGGGCCGAACCTCGGCGACGAGGTCGAGCCGGACAACCCGAACGAAGCCGACGTGCTGCGGCTCAGCGAGCTGCAGCGCCCGGCGGGCTACTCGCAGGAGCAGTTGCGCGCGGACCTTGAGCTCCTGCGTCGCTATCCGGGCGCGCTGGACGCGCGACTCACGAAGATCCCGCAGGACCAGCTCCAGCTCGGCGAGTTCAGCGGCGGGTATGCGCGGATCGCAGCCGGGAACGTCGGGGAGGCACTTGCCGAGCCGGTGCTGCAGCTTCGCCTCGCGCAGTTGCGCGCCCAGTACCCAGACGCGCAGATCTTCCGCAATTTGCGGATGCGGGTCCCAATCGGCTCGGCCGTGGGCGGCGGCGTCCAGCTCAGTCAGCCACTGCTGTTCAGCGACGGGCTCATCGCCCGGGTCACCGGCAGCGGCCTGAGCACGGCAGGCCTGATGTTCCAGATCCTGTACGTCCAGGAAGTGAAGTCCGGTGGGCACGGCGGCCAGGAGGGTACCGAACAGGTCTTTGAATGGATCGAGGGACGGCTGGGCGACGGCGCGCGGCTGGTACTGGAGGACGGCCGGGAGTTCGAGTACAACCCGGTGCAGGCGGGCGGGGTACGAGGGCTGATGTCGGCACCGCGTGGCCTCGTCACCGGTCTGGGAGTCGGGCATCTCGGGGCCGCCGGGTCGATGGGAGTGGCCGCCACTGTCGACCGGATCGAGCTGGCCCGCACGCCCGCGCAGATGCGCTATCTTGCGGGCCTGCTGCTCCAGTCGATCTGGGCGCGGGAGCAGCTCAGGCGCCTGCAGGAGAATCAGCGGACGGCGTACGAGGCGAAGTCGCCCGCTGATTTCGCCGATCCTGAGATCGCGCAGAAAATCCTCGCCGAGCACAGCGGGCTCGCCGTCGCGTCCGG